TTACGGTATCGTCTACACCCGATGTGGGTGATAATACGATCGAAGACGAGGCGGAAGAAACAACGGTAGAAGTTTCAAAAACGATCGCGTTCCATGACGGGACATTTGCCGATAGTGACGATCCACATAGCGATGGTTCGATTACTGCAGCGGCAACCGCGGGACACATTTATTCTGATACGGCGACGGGGACGTATACGTGGGGTACGCTTACGTCGTGCGAAAGAACGGCAATGGCAAATAACGAACACTCGACCGAGAATTGGGCGTACAGAAATAACAATGCAGTTCCACCAACGGCTGGGTATACGACGTATAAATGGACCCCGCCCAGTGCCATAACCAATGCAAGAACACTCGTCGTTGCGGGTGGAGGTGGTGGTGGTGCGGATATGGGCGGTGGTGCAGGTGCTGGTGGTCTATTAGCATCGACATCCACGAACATAGCATACGCGGAACAGACGATCCAGGTCGGGGACGGGGGTGCGCGAGGTTACGATACTAATTCACACCGCCACGCGGGTGGTAACGGTGCCGATAGTTCCATATCGGGTCCAGGTATAACCGCGATTGGTGGTGGTGGTGGTGCGACTGAACATAGTGCTAATAATCCGTGTCCGGCGGGTAGTGGTGGTTCCGGTGGTGGTGCTTCTGGTGCTCGATCTAATAATAATGGTAGTGTACACGGTACGGGTACACCGGGACAAGGCCACGACGGGGGGAATTCGGGTAGTCACTGGTACATGGGTGGCGGTGGTGGTGCCGGTGCAGTAGGTGGTTCTGGTAATTCATCTGGACACGGTGGTGACGGTTTAGAAGACGATATTTTAGGAACGAATTATTGGTGGGCCGGTGGTGGTGGATCTAATACACACCATCCATCTTATTACGACGGGAATAAGATACGCGGTGGTAAAGGTGGTGGTGGTTCCGGGGCACCATGTCATAGTGGACACGGTGGAGTTACTTTAACGATCGATACGAATGGTATAACGAGTGCCGGAGCAGCTACTCCTCAAACTGGAAATTGGAATTGGCATAGCGGTGGTTCTGGTGGTAAGCATACAGGTGGCGGTGGCGGTGGTGGTGATTATCACGGTAACGGCATTACACACGGACGGGGTGGTAAAGGTGGTTCGGGTATAGTCGCGATTAAGTTTACGGCGTTGGCGGGTACGAATGGTATTGCGGGTTCGACGGCGATCGCATCTACGGGGTCTGGAACTACCGCAGACGCACCAAGTCTTACACTCGATGCGACGACCGAGGCGGCAACACCAACCTTGGACATGAACTTTACGACAGCCATGACATCCTTCCCAAAAAACATTTGGAGGTATAACATATCGACCCACGATGCGCTCGGTATTGAGTTCGATCGAACGGCGACGAGAAAGAAACGCGTTAAGAAAACGATAAATACGGATAAGTTCTCGATGGAATTGACGGCAAATAATGCGGCGTCGGGAACGATCGGGGACTTGGTAACGTTTGGAAACTTTACACTCGCAGCAAATACGACAACGTCGGGCGAACACACGATCGCCACGAACTTCGATGGGACGACGAGTAACCTGTACGTGAATGGGACCTTGATTACGTCAGCATCAACGTCCGTAACGTCGGGTGCGAAGTTGCTTACCCTTGGTGAATACTATTCGGGTCGGATTAAGGACTTTAAGTTCTGGAACCTTGCAAAAATATTTTTTGCACCCGGACTTTTAGATTCGTATTCGTTGTATAACGATACGGATAAGATTGCGTCTGCGTATGGGTTTAGAAGATTATTTAAAGAGTACGAAGGTGCACACGCTAAGATTAAACGGTCGAGCGATAACGCGGAAGTTGATGTGACGTTTAAAATGAATGGTGATATTAAAACACCAACAAACTTTACCACGTGGAAAGGAAGTGATACGTTATACATAACGAAATGGTACGACCAAAGTGGTCGAGGGTTAGACGTAACGCCTACAAATTCGTCAACACCTCCCGTTTTGTTAAACAATCTAAATAGTGGTCACTTTTCAGGTAAATGGCATGCTCAATTTGATGGCGCGGGTTCGGATCAGGAATTAAAAATTGATAATTATACCAATATTTTTGGTGTATCTCCCGCTGGGCAACAAAAGTATACGATATTTTGTAGTACGCACTGGAGTGGTGGAACTGGTCCCGATACTTTGTTTGTGATAGGTAGACCGGATACTAATAGAAATGTTGCGTTTCACCCAAATTCTGGTGGTTCCTTTAATCATTATCACTTTAGCGCAGATGTTACTGGTACGGGTATATCTGACGAAACATCGTTAACGTTGGGTCTAAGGTATGCGGGAGGTGGGTCTAGTTCGACGAACATGAAACAATGGTTTGATACTACACTACAATCAGGTTCGGGATCCACGAGTGGTGGTTTAGAACTCGAAAATAATTATCCTTTACGGATCGGTGGGTATTCTCAACGTGGTTCTACTCACTATTACGAAGGTCGTATATTCAATTTTATCGCGTTAAGAACGGATCGTACCGATTCGGAAGTTACGGATATTATAGGTAAATTGAATACGTATTAATCCCACGTCCGTGCCATATCTGAATGTATGGACCACGGGTACGTAATATCACTACCGTACCCTACAATGTTATACGCATCTATACCGATACGGTTACATTTCGTACACACGTCAAAACTATCGTCTATGATTGAATCGAGCGCAAGACTACGACAAATTTCATGTTTTTCGATTTCGTGATCCGTATAACTATTGGTCATGATAAGATCGTCGAACGTATTGGGGAACCAGTACCTTAACCACTTTTCAGTCTGATCGCGCGCGTAACTTTGTCGACCCGTGACGATATACATTTTATCAGCATAGTCGCGTAAATGTCCCATTTGTTTACACGTTCCCTTTATCGGTTTAAGTTTTGCGAACTCTTCTGATTCGTAAAAGTCGTGGACCATGTTTCGCGATTCGAGTTCTGTTATGTTGAACATATCTTTATAAACATACTGGTACTTTTTCATGGTCGGCATTTTGTAGCCACGGAACTTAGCCATAGGTTTAACGAACGAGACGAGAACTTCGTCGATATCAATAGCAACTCTTTTCATTTAAATTATATTATATAAAAATCTCTAATTGTGTTTTTTGTGTCTAAAATTTTTACTCAGCTATAGTAGATTAAATATGACAGTACCACCTGTCGTCGACTATGGCAGAATGGAGCGTCTTAAACCTCCAGAAAACACAGTTATACCTTTGAATATGAATACGTTATGTATATTTTTGATAATAGTAACAGGAATAGGACTGTATAAACGCCACGTTGATATTAGTCAATACCGCGAACAACGTCATATTTGATACACTCGTTAGGGTCTAAGTATACGTCGCGTTTCATGAGTTTTTTGAGTTGTTTATCGGGAATACTCGTCTTTTCCGTGTACGTTTTCTTAACCATATCCATGAGTTTATCACACATTTTCATTTCATCCTTAACTTCCTCGTATTTCCCCCAGAACCCGGTCGTAGATATTTGATGTATGAGAACGTGTGCATTTTTACCAATGCGACGTTCGTGTCCACCTAAAAGGAGGAACGTTGCTGCTGAACCACATTCACCTTGTGCGATCGTGATAACCTTAACACGGGACTTTTCGAGTATGTTCATTGCACTTAGACCCGCGAACAAATCACCTCCTCCACTACACACGTGTACGCGTATAACAGGTTCATAGCCTATAAATTCCGCTTGTTGTTTAAGAAGTTTAATTTCGAGTTTTTTAAACTCTTCTATAAAGTCGAGTATATCGTCGTCTGTGATTTCTCCGTAATATAGAATTTCGTTACCAATAACGCGGGTGATTTTAAAATCTTCCTCATCCGTGTTAGTGGCAGACATGTTTTATTTTATAATGTAATTTCTTCTTTAATCATTTTTTTTATTTTAGTAACTTCTCTTTGTTTGAGTTTATTTTGTAATCCTAGATGATTCATAACGTCAAAATCTTGTGGTGTTAAATTATATTCTTTAAATTTGGAAACGTCGCCTTTTTTTGCATATTCTCTTAAAATCATAAACTCTTGGTGGCCTAAAATAGAAGGTGATCGTGCTCGTATACTTTTTATTTTTTGTTCGCGCATTTTTTGGTTTCCGAATTTAGTCCAAAATCGACCAGGTCTCAATTGTTCTTTAATGAGAGGTTTTGTAAAATACGATCTTGGTATTTTCATAACACTTAAAGAGAAATAGGACATCATTTCCCAGTACCCTTGGTATAGTAAATCGTCATAAATATCTGTAGAACTAAGTGATTCTGCTATTTTTTCCGCGTTATCTTCTATTGCATCTGGATAATTTTCCTGTATAACAGCCCATATATGACCGTGTTCACATACAGCGTCTTCTATGTCTATGTCTAAATTATTACATAGTATTTCAGATACGATTTCTTTTGGTGTTTTAAAAAGATCTTTTTGGTGTGGGTATTCTAAATAATCGTAGAAATTGTGAAGATTTCCCGAACACTTTTCTGCAGCTAATTTACAATTTGTGTGTTTTGGTTCAAGTTTTATTATATCGGATGGTTGAAGTTTTTGAATTATTATGGTTTCGAAATTATCCATAAAATAAACACTTTTTGACGTGACAATAAATTGTTTGTTAGTTATTTTAATACCTTCAGAAACTTGTTCTACTATACACTTGTATGCGTGTATATCCGATTCGTAATCTTCTATGTATGCGTGCATGTTCGCTTTTTTAATCGTACTCATGAATATATCTTTTTTTCGGAGTGGTTCATCCCATATTTCTATACTATTCGATTCATCGAGAATTTGTTTCAGAATGAACGTTTTTCCAAAACCAGAGGAACCACACAAAAATACGTTTTTACCTTCGTTTATACATTTTTTTAGAAGATTTATTTCGTTATCATGGAGCGATATTCTTTCATCCTTTTTTTGTGGTTTTATAATAACAAAGGAATCCATGTCAGGTGAAGATGATGACCTTACTACCCAGGCTTTAGATATGTTTTTGGAAAATGATACGCTTCAAAAACGTGTTATAGATCCTTTAAAAAGGAAAATACTTCCTTATATAATGTGTATTGGTTTCTTTAATTTAATACTGTTTATTATGGTTGCTTATCTTGCGAATCGTCTTTCTCTGATTCTGTAGTTTCATCTTTTGGTATTTCTGTAATGACTTCCATAAGTTCGGTTCTTCTACGAAGTTCTTTCATTAAATCACCTTTCAAACTAACGAGTCCTTTATCTTTTAAATCGGAAATTTCATTAATTCGTTGTTGTTTTCCTTCTATATCAGCTTTAACTGTTTTCTTTATTTTTTGTGTAGTGCCTCGTATATCATCGAGTTCTTGTTTGAGTTCTCTTTTTGCTACGCCTCCAACAGCGTCTTTCAGTTTTGTTATTATTTTGTTTTCTTCTATTGCTTTGAATGGGTTTATTGGTTGAATGTGCATGATTTCTGGTTTGAAGAATGCATTATCATCTGGGAACTCTTTTTCAAATGCATCTATTATATATTTAGGTACGTTTGGTGATTGTTCAATTAAACGATCGTATTCAGCACGCATGTTTTCGATCATGTTTGTCCCATTCTGTGTTCTTTCTGAAAGTGGAAGCGTTAATTCGAGACGTATTGTTCTTGAAACTTTACCGTATTGTACCGAAGCAACTCGGTGTCCTTCCATGAGTTCGTTGATTTTAAGAAACTGCATGATAGTAGTTGCTATAGCAGTAATAAGATTCAAACCACCAATAGCCGATGGAACAAATGGTTGCACAGTTGGTGGGAATGTTTCTTGTGCAAAGTTTGCTGTTCCTGTGATTGTACTTACTATAATCAGTGGTATTGTGAATTTCATACTCTGATTTTTGTAGGAACAATACGCTTGGTAATGCATGTATCTGTAACAGGCCGCAGCTTCTCCCCAGGATTTAAGTATCTTTTCCTGTTGTGGATGCCATATTTTAGGGAGTTTCTTTTCTTCGTTCATACTAATAGATATGAACATTATATTCTTCATTCATTTGATTTTTTTTATAACAATGCTTATTGTTCCATTTATGAAAAATAAACAAAATTTAGAATTTTATTCTCTCCTTGTACCTTTTATATTTTTCCATTGGTCTATTAATGATGATACGTGTGCTTTAACACAAATGGAAATGGTTATGACTGGTAATAAGAAAGAAGAGACTTTCTTTGGTAGGGTTATGGGTCCAATTTATATAATGGATGATACCGATGCAAATAATTTATTAAAAACAGTTTTCTTTAGTCTTTGGATGTTGGTTCAGTTTAGACTCAATCGAATTGATTTGAGTCCGTTGTATAGTTTACGGAAATAATGTTGTGGTATTATAAATGAAGGTTAAAACAAAACAAAAATTGTTAGGTTTTATGATCGTCGCACTTATTTTGCTTACTATATATCAGGCTCGTAATCCAATAACGGTTCAGAAAAACGTTCCAGTTCGTGTGCCTGTTCCAGTAAAAGTTCCAGTACGAGTTGAAAGGGAATATAGAGAACCACCAATCAAGGAATATAAACCTGGACACGTCCAACAGATGGGTGTTCTTGTTGGTCCAGATGATGAGACTTTACCTTTGTATGGTAAAGAGGTTCGTGGTAGAAGAGATAGGTACCATTATTACACGACAACTCCGGGCGATCAAATGTATTCGCTTCCAATAACTCACGATTCTAGAGACTGTATGGACGATATTGGATGTGGTGAATTTTACGGAAACGAAGATGTTTCTATATTGGGACAAACGGGAGCATATCAGGCTAAATTGTATAGAACGGATAACTTTTTTTAAATTAAAATATATGTTATTAATAAAAAATGATCCATCTTCTGTTTAAAATGGATAAAATTGCTATGCTTGCTTCGCTCATAGTCATATGCGTTTCGCAATCTACCAGGTGGGGTATCTGTGGTAAATTGACCCCTGATATTGATAAGATCAAAAAGAGTGAGAAGTGTAAAAAGGCGACTATATCGGATGCCGTTATTACGACCGTGTGTTGTTTATGTTGTTGGTTTGTTGCACCAAAACTTGCACCACCATCTCCTACTAATTTTCTTTAAATTTTCTTGGTTAATATAAATGAGAATCGATTCATTAAAATCTGAAGCTAAGAGACTTGGTCTCCGTGTAACTAAAAAGGTAAAAGGTAAGCGCGTACCTTTAACTGAAAAGGAATTGAGTTTGAAAATTCAAAGACGACAGGCGCCAGCTTTGAACATTCAAGTTCGAGAAACGAAAAAGCTTTTACGTGCGTGTAAATCCATGTTTAAAATAATGGATGCACCTACACGCATTCCTAAACCTAAAACCCCTGTTAGAAAACCATCTACACCACTTCCTATTAGACGTGTGCCAGCTCCACCTCCAATACCACCAGCACCACCAGTTCCACCACGTCCCATGAAACGAAACATTCGCGCGAATTTAATGACTGCTTTAAAAGCCAATCTTGAAAAACGCGGTCTTAAGAAAAGGTTAAACCAAATTTCTTAGTCATTGTTTTTTTAGCACTTACCAAATCGGGTTGACTCCAAAGAAGCCATCTCGACCAAAACCCCGCGGTATAAAAACCTGTTTTACCCCAGTTTTCTTTATCGCTTCTTATAACATCGAGCATGTTTGCGTGAACAAGTTTAGGATCAGTTTGTTTTTGAACCATGTGTGGAACGAACCCACCGTGTCGTGTTACGTAAGAACGCATTCGCATAGGATCCTTATGTATCGTATAGTCTGAGTACCCTCTCGCGCCAAAGTCAACGTAACGTCCGTTTTCGAACGTTACGCGGAACTTTTTATCGATCCTTGGACTCTTTTTTAAATGAACTCGGGTCATTTATTATATAGTTATAAATTATTTTTAAAAAAGTCCCCTTCTTGTTTTATTTAATCTACCTCCAGCAACTGTTCTTCCTACTTGAGGAGTGCCAAGGCCAGCCGTTCTTGAACTTGTTTTTTTCCCTTGTTGAACAGTTGAAAGACCAGGTGTTCTTCCTTGGTATACGGTATTGTTTGTAGCTCTACTAGGTGTAGATGGGATTTTTGAAAACCCGTGTAAATTGTATATAATAATTTCGTTATTTTTGCTCATATCTAAAATCATTTTAGGCATTTTACCTACAATATTATGTACCATAAACGCGTACAATAATGATAACGAACCGTCGTTTGTACCTAAACATAATTTATCTTTTATATCTTGTCTCGAGTTTTTATAATGTTCAATTAGAGATACGTTATACAATACTTGTGTAAAATCACCCATAAATTTTGAAATGGCTGTTTCTGTAGTGTTTGCGTTATTTTTTCTAGTACCAACTGGTATGTCATGTCCATTTATATCGCATGTATAAGTATTTGTTCGATCGTCGAATCCCATTTTTACATTCATTTTATCATTAATATTAAAAGTCATTAATTGGAGACACCATTTAGCTGATGAAGATGGATCCTTAGATACGATCGTTGGTGCAAAATATTTCAATCCTCTTTGTAAATAACCACTACCGGGGTCTGTTAAACTACCTACTGTAAATATTGGTTTTAATAGTCTCTGTTTATTTTTCTTTGAGTTAGATATTATTGACGAGATAGAACTTCCAACACCTGAAGCTGCACCTAGAGTGGCAGATCTTTCTGCATCTAACGTGATATATAAACTCTTGGTAATATCTAAATTGCTGGCTTTTATTTTTTGTTTTGACCATTCGTTAACACCGAATACTCCGTCAAGATTTGTTTTTATAGTTGTTTCAAATCCTTTTTTAGCACTAATATTAGTATTAATATTATTTTTTTTAATAGAAGATGTTATTTTCATAATATTGTTCATCATGGTAGTAATTTTAAAAGATGGTACTGATTTATTAAATAATATTTTCGCAATATCACTGTTTAAAAATGTTTTGAAAGAACTACCTGTATACGTTCCATCGTGTACCATATCTAAATAAACTAAAAATAGAAAATTTAGATTAAAATCTTTATTTGAAGATTTTAAATCAATTTTGGGTTTAGAAAACTTTATATGTTTGTCATCTGAACTTATATGATTAACTTGTTTTTTCAAAAGCGTAAATTGGTTATTTACGGTTTTTGCATTTTTAAAAACGTTTTGTGTATGTGTGTTTGGTACTATTCCTTTATTACTCTCGTATAAATAACTGAGTCCTCTCACAACGTTTTTGTTTTTTTGATTAGTAAAATTATTAATTCTAGATAATAATACATTCGATAAGTTTTTAGATTTTGTAGAAGGTTGAGCAACTGTTTTTGGTTTTTTAGTTGTTGTCTTTTTTTTAGTTGTTGTCTGTTTTGGTGGGTTTTTATTTTCTGCCGGTTTAAGGTTAGGAACTTTTTTACTAAAACTCGATGGAATTTCTGTTCTTTGAGCTACTACTCCTCTTTTTCCATTTACTGGTTTACGAATTTTTATTGAAATCGGACCAGCTTTACGAATACTTAAATACTTTCTGTATTCTTTATTTTGTCGTGTATTTGGTATAGGTATTTTAAATGGGTATTTACTATTAGTTGTATTTTTTGCTTTTACCTGTCTTGCAACTGATTTTTGATTATTATTGTTAAGAGGTCTTTTACGCGTCCCCCGTCTTGCAACTGATTTTTGATTATTATTGTTATTATTGTTATTATTAGAAACGTAAATTGTAGGGTAAACTGAACGTGCCTTTATACGAGATGCAGGTGATGAATCTTGTTCTTGTATTGAACTCATTCTTAACATGTACGTACATTTTTATACGAAAGGAAAACTTTGGTAGAAAAATACGTTTTTAAATTATTGTATGTAATTTTCGCCACGTTTATAGCGCCTGTATAAAACAATTCCTAAAGTGAGTGATATTAACCAACACTGAAATTCTGATAATCCGTAAGGTTCTTGGATCATAAACATGTTTTTATATACTATACGATTTATTACTTTATGTATCTACTGTTTGTTTTGTAATCTTACAAGTGTATAGTGGTGATAAAGATGTATTATGGCGAGTATGAGTGATATGTAAGCTCCTGGACTACGTCTTATTTGTTTGTTCAAGAGTATGAGTAGGGCTATTGTGATTACGACAAGTGTTGGTAAGGCGAATAGACCTATTTGTGTATCTGTTAATTTTGGATCTTTAAGTTCGCTTGACATTTATATATCGTGAGAATATATTTCCATGTATAAAATTACTCTATCGTGTTCAGATTGGTTTTCGGCCCAGTGTGGTTCGCGTGCATCTAAGAGTAAAGCCTTACCGTTTTCTTCTACGTGTGTACCTATTACCGAGTGGTGAAGGAAACATTTTTCCGGGCATTTTAAACCTAGATGGTACGTGTACAAATAATCATCTCCAACACCATCCGTGTGTTCTTTTAATTTTACACCACCTTTCATGAGTGATAATCCAGCTATTTTTATTCCTTTTATTTTTGAAAGTATTTTTGCCGTTTTAGGACACTGATTACAATTTCCAGGTACTTGATTCCAGTTCCAAATAATTGGCCAACTTACCCATGAATCAGGTACATGGTCTTGACCACCTTTTAACCACCCGTAATTTCCTTTTGTATATAAATCAACAATTTCCAGCATATGTTCTGAACCATCCCATTCACCTTCTTTCCTCGGAATTTTGGATATGAAATTATCGGGTAAATTGTTTAATTCTTCCCGAATTACATTTGTGAACTTATTTAGATCCTGTAATTTCATAGTATCAGTGTATATATTTTATAAATGTTTTCTACACACAGCCTTGTACATATCTTTTCCTCCAATTAAGTTTATTTCCTTGTTATCAACAATACGTTTAGTGAATGGTCCATGTGTTCCATCCATACATTCCATACACATGGCTGATATTTTGAACACTTTATCGGCAAGAGGTATACAATCTATTATTTCACCTATCTTTTCCTGCTTATAATCACCGTCAAGACCCGCTAATAAAACGGTTTTGTTATTAAATATAGCACTTTTAACGAACGATTTAAGACCTGGGAAGAATTGAGCTTCGTCTATGGCAATAACATCAACGTTTTTATAATCTATGTTATCCAAACTTTCTGTTTTTATGCATTCAAATTTCATGTTATCGTGTGTTCGTAAAACTTCTTCTGGCGACCTTGTATCGAGTGTTGAATTTAGTACGAGAATACTTTTTCCTATAATTTTGTATCTTTTCAAACGTCGAACTAGTTCGGTTGTTTTACCTGAAAACATGTTTCCCATAATAATTTTCAAACTCATTTATTTAATTTTGGTTTATTTTTTTAAATGGATTAAAGAATAATGGACTAGTTATATAAAATGACGAGTACAGAAGATAAACTTTTAATTAAACGCCTTAGTATAGACGCGGTTTTACCTACGAGACAATCTCACGGATCCGTCGGTTACGATTTATATAGTCTTCAAGATCTAACTATCGAACCAGGTTCACGAAATATCGTGAGTACGGGTATATGTGCGACGATTCCTGAAGGGTGTTATGGTCGAATTGCCCCTCGTTCTGGTTTATCCGTGAAATATGGAATACACGTGGGTGCTGGTGTTATTGATCCCGATTATACGGGTGAATTGCGTGTTAACCTATTTAATCTCGGAGCTATTCCTTACGAAGTTAAAAAGGGTGATAGAATTGCGCAATTGATTTTGGAAAAGTGTATGACACCTGTTATAAAAGAGGTTGACGAATTAAAGAAAACGTTGCGTGCTAATAGAGGTTTTGGTTCGACTGGTACGAATTAATTTAATATTTAGTTTCCGAATGCGACACCACCCATACCATTCTTAATCCTGAGAATGTTATAGTTGACCGCATATGCACGAGTTAATTTTGGTGTATCACCAGAATCTGGTGAGTTTATAGCTAATTTTGCACTATCGATGCGCGAAAAGTTCAAAGAACCCGTTGGTTGAGACTTGTTCATCGTAAGACAGAATGGCCACGTGGCAACGCATTCATTATCGAGTGTTGGTGAAAGGATGGAGCAGTGTCTGGATGGTACAACCTTGTTGTGATATTCGTACGACATATTTTCGAAGAGTGGTGTTCCGTTAATGTACATGGTCGCATCTGTGAACGAATATTTCGTACTGTGATCTTCAGAACACGCGACGTGGACGGCCTTAACTGGGTGGTTAAAGTATGTGAGATCGACAGATGTATCCGTATGCGACATTGGTTGGAATTGTGTTTGTGTAAAGAGAACTTCGTGTTCTTCGTTGGCGAAGAATTCACGCTCGGCAGTGTCGAGGAACACGTACGAACCGTATACTTTATAACCATCCGCATGAGCTGAAAAGTCTGAAGATAACTTTATTCTAACTTCAACTTCGTGGTATTGAAGACCGACGAGTGGTAAGGATTTGGTCCAATCTTCACTGAAGAAGAATGGTATGACGTACGATTTAGAGCTGGCATTTTCGCCGTTATCGTAGCACGTTGTTGCACACGAAGCCTTCGCTTGAGATTCGTTGTAGAGCACGTTATGGACACCCGCAACAAAGAGCGAATCCATTTTACACACTTCTTGACCACCGATCCAGAGCGAGAATTCGGTTGGTGTGGACGAATCAGAATTATAAAAACTGTTCGCATCTTTATCTTTTTTGTTGATATCTGTACCTTCAACCCAGACGTAGCTTAAAAGATCTCCCTTGGATCTAATTGGAATAACAACTTCATTACCGCCACCGAACGAACCGATGTAATCGAGGCGTTCTGGTTTTATCGCGAAGTTAGTGTGGCGTTTATAGTTTTGTCTGAAGAACGAGACTTGTGGGTCGCCTGTGATGTACACATCTTGGGCACCGACCGATACGAGGTCAATC